TCGCGGATATTATTCTGCTCCGCGACAAGGTTGACTTCGGAAATGTCGAACCGCGCGCCGTGGTTAAGCGGCATGATCGCTGGATTACCATTCGCGTCGACGCCACCGACGATAACACGTCCAGGTCGAATGTCCACGCTATTGATAGAACCGTCGTCGCGCATAAGAAGCGGTGGGCGCACGTTCATGTGCGCTGCTTCGATGTGCGTTTTCTTCATCTGGTTCAGCATCTTCACATTGGGAAGCGTTGCCATACCGATACCGCGACCATAGATTTCGCGTGGTGATTTGCAGTCGCGTGACACCGAGTAGGGGAACGTGTTGTAGCCCGTGCGATCCAGAATAGCCTTCTGCGACTCGTTGAGAATGTAGTACGAGATGTACTTGCGCTCTTCGGGATTCGCGCTCTCGGGGTCGTACTTGTCGTTGGTCTCGCACGTATGAAGCACTTCGTACTTCTGCATCGACGACGTCTTGGACTGGTTCTTGATACCTTCCGGTATGGCGTCCTCACCGAACGCCTGAACCATCTGGCGGTACGTCATGCAGATCTTGCGGTAGATCGTGTCTACAAAGCCCCAAGCATCCTCGTCAAAATAACACTCGCTAAGGTGTATAGCTTTGTGCCTAATACGGGAACGAACGAGGTCTGTAAATATAACGCCATTACCAAAGCTGAACAGGCTGCGAACTTGCTCGTGGCGTTGTGATGGATAGTTGGAGCCAGGGCCGTAGCGCATCTGGAAAAGAACATCCTCGACGACGTCGAAATACTCTCGGACTTTGTCGATTTTGTTAAGTTCATAGTTGCTGCTTTTAAGTCCATGCCATCGTTTGTTGCGTGGTGTAGTCACCGAGTCGTAGAAGGAAGATGCTCGGCTAAGGGCAAGTTCTGCCGTGGAGTCGTATTGCTGGGAGCGCATCTTCTGACCAGCAGAGAAGTACGTATTGAAGTTCTGGTCGCGTGGCGTCGTGACTTGCGCGACCTCGTCCCACTGCTCCTCGAAGTTAGCGCGGTGTGACCGCATCTCCTCGAAGCGTTGGACGCAGCGTGAGATTATTTCGGAGTCAGATTTAGTCATTAGATGTCGCTTGACGCTTGAGCGATCCACGAATTCCCACTCGTCATTGTACCAGCCGTACAGTTAGCGCGGATAAGGCAACCGCCGCGAGGGAGGTTTACGTGCCAATATTGGTCAGCAAGCGCACCGTTAACGGTAGTCGTGATAGTGGTGCCATTCACATCAGACAGCGTAACGTAGCCACCACCGTTGATGCTAATCTCGAATACGAGCGTGGTGGTCGCCGCGAAGGTGGCTGCTGTAGCGATGATCGATGGCCCACCAGGAACAAACTGTGCCGCCGTTGCGCCCGTGGTGCTTGAGTACGTGATTTCTGCGATACTATTCTTGGGCATTGGTGCCTCCTAGCGTTGGCTTGTTTACGATGTTCGTCGAAGCGTGGCCCGACTGTTTGCGTCGACGGCGAAGTTCCTGTAGGCGGATCTTTGACGTGTCGACCTTAGGTTCTTCAGGTACGTCCGGTTTGAAAATTGAGCCTATGTCAGTACCCTCCTATCCCTTACTGTTCTTGCCGACCTTCGACATTTTGAAACCTACGCTTTCTTTTGCCATAGCAGCCCCCAACCCATTACTAAGACTCTTCGGATTCTTACTAACGCCCCTATCTGAACGCTTGTGCAAAGAGCCAGCGTCAGACACACTATAAGGACTCTTGATTTTAGCCAGTCCGCTATTTTTCTGATTAGTTCCAAGCGGTACACCCATAAATGATTAAGGCCTTAAAAATTAAGTGCGTCGTATTCCGACACTACTTTAACATACTCGCTGCGATTTTTCAAGTTTTTATGTACGGGTTCCGCGTAAGTCATTGCTATTACGTCACCACCGTCGGGTGACTTGACACCACGCGCCTTCATGTCCTTCTTAGACTCAAGCTGCAACGCGCCCTTGGGGTTGTTGTGGTGGTAGCCAGGAGCCATAAGGTCGGTCGCCAACTCGTCTAGATTCGGTATCTCGTACTCGCCCTCCTCCATGTCCTCTTTCATGCGGCCCCAGCACTGGGCGCGAACGTTGAGATACTTGGGGTTCCCCAATGGGTCGACATCCTTAGCGGAGCCAGAGAAGTTCACGGGTCTAGCGATGTGTCCGTAGCCCCAATGCTTTAACGTCGAGTACACGCCAGCACCGATACCGATGACGTCGACGAACATACGATCCAGCTTGTACTTGTTGATATAATCGACACACATCTGCGCGACTTCCGTCGGGTCTTTCCCGTGGTGGTACTGGATGTCGTGGACGCGCTTGCCGATTCTAAAGCCGATACCTGTGCGGTCGCCCGTCCATGCGGGGTCGCATGCGCCGATAGCGGGTTGATCCAAGTCAAGAAGGTCAGGCTTCGGGATTCTAATCTCAGCGACCAACTTGGGCGGGATGAATGATTCCTCGCCCGAGGTCTGGAATGCCTCATGGATGGTCGCCGGATATTCCTGCCTGAACCGCCACTCAGAACCCAACTCGCGAGTCTTGAGGTGACGCCAATACATCTGCGCGTCGCTGAGTTCGTACCGCTCCTTGTACTCTTCGTCATCAGTGGCAACCTCCCAATCGACGGGGGGCTGCTGCGTGTACTCTTCCTGCCAGAACCAAGGCGTGAAGATGACCTGATACTCGCTCTTACCCTCAAGTGCCTCCATGCACATATCGTAGAACTTGCCGTTCATCCCGTTAGCCGTGGACTCCAAGACGATCTCGGTGCCCACACCAAGGTCGCCCGTCGGGATGGACTGCATGACGCCCATGAAGTGAATGTCGGCATAAGCCCAGTACGCGACCTCAGAGCCGTGGAAGTACTGGATTGTCGAGCCACGACCAACGTCTTTGGCTCCTGCCGTACCAACTGTGTACGTGCTGTCGATACCGGAGAACTTCAACTCTGTCGTCGACGCGGCGTCGGTACGCACCTTGAACATAGGGTCGCAATGCTTGTGGTAGCGGTGTGTGATACCGAACAGCTTCTTCGTTGTGTCTTGGGCATGCGACAGAATGAAGGCGTTCTTGGCCCTAGACATCGTGATGCGCCAGTAGTAGCGACCCGCTGTGTACGTCGAGCAACCCTGCTGACGCGCCTTGACAACAAGCGCACGGACACGACCCGTTTCTTTTAACTGCTTCTCGAAGCGGTCGTGGATATACCGCTGTGCCCTGTTCAGGCGGAACGGCTCAATCTTGCCGTCCTTCGTTGCGATCTTGAGGTTTGTCTCTGCGTAGAACGGGAAGTCTGTCGCCATGCGCTCACGCAAAGCGAACTCGCCTGGGAACTTCTCTTTGAGTTTAGCAGCCAAGGTAGTAATATGGCGCAGTGCCGAGTGCCGCCACTGTCAGGTTGGTGCCGTCGAGTCGCGGTTGGTGGTTACACTTACAGATGAACTTGGTGTCTGCCGAGCAGCCCGATACCACGACGACAACAATCAGTGCCGCCATGATAAAGATGAGCCAGTCGATTGCGTTCTTTTCCCTTTTGTCCATGATGGTTTCCTTTATGAATTTAGTAGCGATATAACAAATAGCACAACCAAGAACCCAAAGATCAGGGCCATAACCTTGACCGCGAATTCTTCGTCGAGCCTCACGACTACTTGCCGTCCGTGAACTTGTCGATTGCCTTCTTCGCGTCGTCGCGGAACTCCTTGAACTCAGACGCAAGATCGCGATACAGCGTTTTCATGTCGTTGGTAACCGCGTTGCGCTCCCAGTTGAGGCCGCTCATAAATCCGACGACGGCACCGACGGACGCGCCGACCAATAAAAGTACGATGTTCTCAAGCATTCTCACTCTCCTGCTGCCGCTTCTTGGCGTCGCGGCGTTCTTTACGTTTAGCCTTCCACATTGGAGAGGCGCAATATTTCTTGTTATACTTTACGTCACGCGCCTTGCGGCACTTGATACCGCAGTACCCAGGCGGTCTACCCCTGCGAGGCGTGATACGCTTCACCTTGCCGCACTCACGGCACTTGTAGACCATCATGTGCTTGACACGGAACTTGCGGTTTACGTCGAGGATACCCGCAGCCGAGTATTTTGGCATTTCAATTGTCTTTGGCATTGTACTTTTCGATGATTGCCTGAGCCTGGACCATGCGGCTAATCAGCTTCTCGCGCTCTGCTTCCATCTCCGACAGCCTGTTCGTCACCGTTACCATCTCGCGGTATGCCGCCAAGACGTCGAGTGACGGTCGCTTAATGTATCCTTCCATATTTCCCCCCTGATCTATTCTAAGACGTTTGATACGTTACAACGCTGAATCTTCCTGTGACTACGGTGCTGTCTTTGTCTGTGTCGGCGACAAAATACAAAACGTCCGTTGGGTTCAGAGAGAACCCAACGGGGTCATCAATAGACTCTGTGTTTTCAACAGCAGTGTCTACATTCATTCTGAAAACTTCAAAACGTGTATCGATACCACGACTGTAAACGTACCCCTTAATATTTACGATAGGATTACCACCAGTAGTTTTGTTTATATTAACCCATAACCATTTGGCGTTTGCAGTTCTGTTACTCGCCACAAAGAATATCAATTGTTGCGTAACACTCTGCTCGGCGGGGATGTACGCCTGTACCGTACCCGATGTCGTAGCTGTAATAGTTATTGCGCTGGCGTTGAATGTGTCGCCACCATTATCTGATACGACACAACGGTTTATCCCGTAACCGCTAAACGATGTTACATCGCTACCATCAGTGCCAAGGGTGTGCGTCGAAATAGCGTCACTCCCATCGCTGTCGATATAGTAAAATGTTAATTGTGTTGCGCCAGTAGTTCCCGCGCCGTCAGTCGTGCCGCCGCCCGTACCGTCGTAAGTAATCGTAAACGTTTCAGCGGACGTCAACGGCGTGAAAGTTGTGGCAGACGACGCCCAAATAGGAACTTCACCAGCTGCAGATGCAATGCTCGGGTTGTACCCAAATTTGTTAAACTTGGAAACCCCAGAACGAAGTCCACGAGATACCTCGTCGTAGAAGTCATTGCCGCGCACAGAGATTGCGTCGGCGTCCAGAGCCACGCTTTGATTGAGCGGTGCGCTGTTAGGCAGGAAGGACGACCCATAGTAGGTGTAGAGCCGGAACTCAGACTGCGCCGAGGAACCGTTGACGTATCGGGCGCGGAAGTAGCGTCCACCCTTAACGGCGGTATGGAATTCTGGGATACCCGCCAAACAGGAGTAGCCGCTCGTCGGGAACGCATGCCAGTTCGTGCCGTCCACCGACCAATCAAAGTAGAGTGTGCCAGCAACGTCGGAGTAGGAGTACACCATCACACACGGCTCGGAATTCTGCTCGCCAGTGCCCGTAAAGGTAGCTGCGCCCGACAGTGGGGTCGTCGTAATGTTTTCCGTGGACTCGGAACCGGAGGTCATCGTGACGTGGAGCGGCGTGTCTGCGCTAATATGCCCCTTGTTGTGGGCATTTAGATAGTCTATTTTATTGGGGTCGTTGTGTGCCATGTGCTTATTATATCAGTTTAGAGTTTGTTTATCAATGGCATTGAGTATACTGTCAGCCACGACTCTTCTCCAGCTTCATGGGGTATATTGTAGCGAGTTCGCCGCCATCAATAATCGCGCATGACACAAACGGTCGTTGGTGGTGTTTGGCGTACTGAAATGCGTAGTGATGGAAGTCATAGCCAACACCAACCTGAACAGCAAATAGCCTTTTGTCGGCACCAGCAAAATGCTGAACGTAAGCAACAGTGTGGTGATGCCCTTGGACAACAGACTTAAACTCTCGCTGTGCGCGAACATGGGCTTTGGGGCCGTCACCATGACAATAAATCACATCATCAATCTCAAATGAATCTCCCCACTCCCATCGGGGG